GACATGGCGGTGGAATCACTGTTAGAAAAAAGACCAGCCCTTTGCATTACAAACTCATCAGGCATCTTGTCCTGCTTGCTGAAGTTACATTTGCGACAAGCTGCGACAAGGTTCTCCGGATCATCTGTTCCACCCTTAGCCACAGGGATGATGTGATCTACAGTATTGGCATCCATTCCGCACCAATAGCATTCTCTTCCATCTCTGTTGAGGATACGAAGTCGTAGCTTCTTCCAAGTGGAGCTGTTCACCTTGCGCTGTGAATGTAGCGTCATTAGTAATGCCCTGCCTTTTGATGGAATCTCCACGCATTACACATTGAACCATATCGGTGATCGATGTACTTGATGGTTGCGTCTATCTGTCTGAATGGATCTAGATTCCTGTAATGCTGTGATCGCATCTGACCTAGTCCAAAGTGACTGCCATTCTTTGCTTTTGGGTTCCATCGTGATTCTTTATGGATAATCTTTGATAGGCAGATGTATTGCTCGTAGTTGATAATTCTTGAATGTGCGTAAAGTCTGTATTGATCCGTGTCTGTAGCTTGTGCGTGTTGCATCTGTAAAGATAGCGAGCCTATGAATAGGCATAGAATCCCCACAACCGCCAGTCTCCTTAGCGAGCTACACGGCTTCAGCCGCTCGCTTGCAGAGCTGGACGGTAGCAGAGCTGTCAAATACATCGAGTTATCCATAGGCAATTGAACGGAGCCTCGGCGTGTTGTCCACAGGTTATCCACAGGGCTCATTGATGTCCCCATCCTTTACCTTTGAAATGAATGGGAGCGGCGACCCACACTCGAGCCATTGGAATCGTGCATTTGTCACAGTAGGGATTGCGATCCATGTTGTCTTCCATCGATCTACGAATCGTCTTCATCTCGCCACAGACTTCACAGCGATAGTCATACTGCGCCACTACTTAGCATCCGCCATTTGATTGATTCCCATGACTCCACAGCTTAGGCATTGAACCAAAGCCACTTCGGGACTCAATGGCACTTCATTCTCGAATACGGCGTGATCCGTGACTTTCTTTTCAACCCGACATTGGAAGCGTAGCTTCTCCATGAGTGCTCCTTCGTAGATTCTCGATTGGGTGCAAGTTGTATTGCTCAACCCAGTAAGTTGGTTGGTCGCGTCTGCGCCACTTTTGATTCTTTGCAATTGCCACCGGAATCCAGCCTTTGAGCACATAGTTTGGGCTCTTGCCTGTCACAAGGATTGCGATGTCTGTGCTGCGATCTCCGTCGTAAATGATGAGACTGCCTTGATCGTACTTTGTCCATTTGACTTCGATGATAGATCCGACATCTGCCGTCCGCTTGAACCGTGAAGCTCTCGGGTTAAAGTCTTGAATTCCAAAGTATTTAGCCACAGCCATTTCAGCTCCAACCGATTCAGCGATCTCGCAGATATAGTCATGAAATGACAAGTTTTTATTGTAGCGAGAGACATGATCCGGCTTGCCTTCAATCTCTTCAACTCGCTCAATGGCTACTTTTGCAGCTGTCCATTCATCCTCGTGCGAGATTTTCATTTTCACTTGCAAGCCTTACACAGCCAAATGATGTCGAGTCCCTGATAGGTAGTGGATTCTCCACCTTCGAGCGATTGCCACTTCTCGCATTTGTCGCACCAATCGATTTGGATCGGTTGATTCTCTCGAATCTCTGTCCCGTCTTGAAGAATTGTGATTGTTTCCCCGTTTGGCTTTTGTATAAATAGTTCGCCCATTACAGCTGCACCTTCCATTTGCCATCGGATCCCAATACATACCAAATTGGGCTGCATTGATTGGCTTTAACTTTCTCGGTGCAGACATGACCGCGATAAGGCTTTGATGTCTTTGGTGACACGCCTTCTTTCAAGATCATGTGTCCATGTGCACAGATAGGTGATTCAGCTGCTATCTCTCCGCCGAGCTGTGATTGAATCTCTTCGACGGCTGTCTTTACGGTCGTGAATCCTTCTTCCCAAATTGGCTTGCTCCACGGATCCTCATTAACGAAAGCCTTTGGCAGATGCTCAACTTGCTCCATATTCTCGCGTGATGGCTTTTCATCCGTACCAAGTACCACAGACGCACAGCGACCGATTGCCGAGCTGACCGTATCTTCGACATACCATCGCTTCATTTGGGCGTTATATGCGCCCACCATGCCGTGTGCGTAATCGATAGCAGCTGGCTTCTCATCCTCATAATGACGATAAATCCGGCACTCGATGAGAATAAAGCCTTTCTCCGGTTGCCAATCGATAATCGATGTCTCGATGCGGTTGGTCGGATATGTTGAGTGCAGCCTTTTGACTTTCATATTTACAGTCTCGTAATTGTCTAGGAATCCCATTATCGAATCTCCGCATTTCTACGAGCTGCGATTTTGCCGCGAATAAATCCTTCGCGCTTGCCTTCTTTGAGTCCGGCTGTGTATCCGCTGACAAAGCCAATTGCGACGCCTAACAGCATCCACATGGCTACTTCTTGAAATGTGTACATCTTTGCTCCCGATCCGAGAGTTACTGAATTTCGCTCCCTGCGTAAAGAGTGACCGATTCAGCTGACAAGGTCAAGAATCCTGCGTGTTTTTGGGCGTGTCGATTGGCTTTTCGCTCGACTTATCCTTTAGCCCATTCGACGCAAGCACAGATCCGAGTGCTCCGGTAAGAAAGACGGTGAGAGTTGTAAGTATGTCGATGAAAGCCTTGTCATTCGGAGCTTGAGCCCCGATGGGCTGTGTGACGAATATGAGAGCGTAAAGCATTCCCAAGACCGAGAATGCAAAGACCAACGCAAGACAAACACCGATGAATACGATGAGCCTAGCTTTGAGCTGTTCATTTGTTAGCCGTCTTACTTGTCTCGATGACATTGAAATTCTCTCCAAGTATGTCTTGAGTACAGATTCCTTGAGCCTTACATTGTGGAGGATTGCACTCCGGCTTTTCCCAGTTCTCAAAGAGCTGACATTCATATCGTGTCCATCCCTGATACTGACCACATCCGGACAGCCCGAGCAAAAGACCCGAAGCTAGAGCTATCCGGAGTAGTCCCCGAGTCACTTCCCCTTTAACCCGAAAGCTGAATCGTTTGGATTCAAGTAGCGCAAGACAACAGGGAGCACAGCTGCCAGCCCTGCTCCGGCGATTGCCTTTGGATCCGTAATCCCTGCCATGTACACAGCGATTCCAGCTGCTAAGAATGAACGCGCCCATGAAGCTGCGAGTGCTTTAATGTCTGTCATTTCTTCTCCTTCTTCTTGAGAATAGATTTCTTCGGTGCAATAGCTTCGACGGTTGGAAATTCGCCTTTGTATGGGACATATTTTGGACGACCAAAGCCGACCACTTCTTTCCCAATAGTCCGGCTCTTCACCATAACCATCCCACCATTTCGCTGATCTCCGCTGCCGGATGTATTGCCTTCGATGGTTGTGATTGTCTTGCCATCGATACCGACAACGATTCCCACATGGCTGATTCGATCTACTCCGTCATGTGGAAAGTCCATGAATGCAAGATCGCCGATTGACGGTGTCTCACTCCATCGGGAAGTTTCTTTGAATTTGTGTGCTCCCACAGCTGTGGAGACAACCGAGTGAACCTTTACTCCGGCTTGTGACAGCACCCAATTACAGAATGAACCGCACCACGGCAAGCCATTGGCTTTTGTAAATTCGCCGTATTTGGTTAGGTTGTCGCCTTCTTCAATTGTGCCAATTTCAGCCTTTGCAATTTCAATTGCTAAAGCTGCGGATCCGAGTGGGTAATTCATCCGAAAATTGCTGCCGCATCTTCAGCCGAAAGTCCGAGTTTTGCAAGAGCGGCTTGTCTAGCCGCTGTTTTTGCTTGTTCTTCGACTTCTTTTGCAGCGTAATCCGCTTCATCAATTTTTTGTTGTGCTACATCCTTAGCCGTTAATTCTACTTCTTTTTCTTCACCAGTTGCACAATTAATTATCTTTTTCATTATTTGACTCCATATAGACGAATAGATGTATTTGAAAGATTGCTTAAAGTCGCTGTTCCTGCTGCTCTAAATATGCCGAGATCAGTAACTGCCGATGTTGAGTTCCAATATCCAGAAACGGTAAAACTGTTATAACGAGAATTGTTGTTGCTGTAATAAAAGGTAGTCATGTCATATTTTTTAACTTTTGAAGTAGAAGCATAGTTATAGACATTTAACACGCCCATGACGGTCTGGTTTGCTGTGGTGCTGCTTGCACTATTTCCGAATGGAACTTGACCCATAGATGTTTGATTTAATCCATATATTGCAACTCCGACTGGAGCTGTGCCTTCTAAATATGTATAGGTTTCGTTGTAATTGCTGCCTGAATCAGAATTTAATCGAAATCCAAAATTTGAACCTGTTGCTGAATGATAAACACCAGTCCACTGTAATTGAAGATTAGTGTATGAACCGCTAATAGACGAAAAGTCAATAGATGAGTTAGCTGATGCAACTGTTTCAGTGATAAGGGTCAGCCCACCGCCGCTTGAAGGTGTTGTCCACGCAAGACCAGTCCCAGCTGTTGAATCAGCCGTGAGCACCTGTCCATTTGTGCCAACTGCTAATCGAGCCGGTGTGTCAGCTGCGGTCGCTCCAATGAGATCACCCTTAGCATCCACAATTGTGTTTTGAATTGCATTGGAGTCATCTTGTGCAACCCATGTGAAGTCCATGTCTGTGTTTGATGTTTTGGACAACACTTGTCCAGTCGTTCCACCTTTGAGTTCTGCCATTGATGCGTCAATTGAATCGCCAAGCGTCTCAATTGCGGTTGCTCCGTTTTTGACTAGATCGGTAGATGTTGGTACTACCCACCCAAAATTCGGCGTTGTTGTTGCCATTTTTTCTCCTTATGCGACGACGGTTGCTTCCAACCATGTAAGTGTAGGTTCGATGGTGTTCCAAGTCTCAACGACAGGCACATCGTTCCAAGTGAATGCCTGAAGTGAATATGCCACCGGAGTGACATAAAGCGAAAGTGTCAGGGAATTGATGCCAGCCTGAAATTGCCAGCCTTCGACAAATCCTTGAAAATTCAAGCCCATGTTCAAAGGTAAATCGGCGATATTTACAGGCATCCCCATGAAGACGGACAAAAGGTTGTCTCGATCTAAATTGTCAATTTCTGGCGATCCTAATGGGAATGAAATTTGGTTGAAATTGGCTTGTGGATTGGCTCGGAGTTCCAAATAAAAAGCGGCTTGAGATGTCGCGTCCGCCGCATTTTCAAGACTTGTCGTAATGTTTTGAGCAAGAGTTCCATATAGGGCAATTGATGTTGCATCGGAATTCGTGACTTGTGCTGCATTTTTGTATGTGAGCGTAATGTAATTTCGCACATCGCCAGCGCGGACGGCTGTTTGAAGTCCGCTAGCAAATGCGTCATTGGCTGAAAGATTGACATATCCATTTGCTGAAAGGTATTGAGTTCGATGGGTGCTGTCCGCGTAGCTAATCTGTCCAGCAGAGTTCTCGTAAAGGTATCCAAGACCGGAAGTAGCCAAAGCCGACACAAGCGTATAAATATCCGTGACATCCGATGATCTAGCTGCGAGCTCATAATTGCCTGTGTCAATTTCGCCCAATCCCGTGTTGAAAGCTTGAGCCCATGTCGTTGCCGGATCCAAGTCATTCCATGTTGTTGCCGCTGGTACTCCGTTCCATCGGGCAAAAAGAGCTTGAGAAAGGATTTCCTCAATCTGTACGCCGTCCAAGTCTTTGGCTAAGACTCCTTCGGTAAGCACCTTTGGAAGCCTTGAAAGGGCTCCTAGAGCCACGATGGAGATTGTTTGGGTCACTCCTATCGACCCACCGGATTGAACGCCCACGATGAGATCCGTAATAGATCCGCCAAAGATAGCCACGGGAGTGCCGGACGAATTGTTGATGTACACGGTAACAGCTGAATTGATGCCAGCTGTGATGGGTGAATCGTCTGTGTTGATAAGAGTCAGATTGCAATATCCGGCTATAGCTTGAGAATAGATGTCTGTGCGACCCGAGCCCAAATTAAGATTTGCAAGAGCTACATCTTTGTATTCGACTCCATCGATGTCGATGCTCCAAGTCGGTGTCCATAGGGTCATACGAAAGCAAATCGATTCGCGCCCAAAGTGCCACGAGCATTTGAGCGATTGAGGACATCGACGATTGTTCGAGCTGTGCCTTCAGCGTCGATTGCGCCATTCACGGTCACATTGATTGTGGATCCCATTCCGCCATTTGGAACGATGGTTCCGTTCGAGCTAGGGACAAAGAGTTCGGCTCCGCGCTCGCCTACGACATAGGGAGTTCCTGCCGATACGGATCCGCCATTGGCTCGGAAGCCTCCGAATGCAGAATCGATTGCGCTTCCAATTCCTCGAACGACCGGATTATTAGCGACCAAAGTGATAAGAGATTGAATTGCTCCAACCACGCTTTTCACAATTCCAAAGAGTTTTTCAAATCCACCGATGAGAGTACCAACGACATTGATGACGACTCCGAGTGCGATGCCGATTCCCTGAATGGCAAGCTTCAAGACTCCGCCAAGCAAAGGTGCGACAAAGTCTTTCAAGAATTTGAAGAGAGCTTCGAATTCGTCTTTGTTACCGATAACCGCTTTTTTGATTTGGTCAAATGCAAATTTGAAGCCTTCAAGTACAGGCTGAAATATATTCTTCACTAGATTGATGTATCCGGTGAATGCCGATGTCAATCCTTCTTTGCCACCAATTGAATCGATAAATCCAGATACGGCTGGAATGACCGTGTTCACAACTGTGTCAATCATTGGAGTGATTGCGTCTAAGACAAAGGATCCGATTGTCTCCTTGCCTTCATCGAATGCAACCTTGAGACGAGCCATCTTTCCGGCAAAGGTATCTGCTTGAACCGAAGCTTGTCCGGCAAATGTGGCTGCAAGTGACTTTGTGATTTCGTCCATCGACATCGTCTTAAGCTGTGCCGAAGTGAGTCCGATTCCTAGCTTTGCAAGAGAAGCTGTGTTGCCTTCTTGTGCCTTAGCCATCGCATTCGTGACAGCTTCCAAAGACTTACCTGATCCAGCTGATACATCAAGCGCAATAGATTGAAGCTTGAGAGCGGCGTCGGAATCCTTTGTGGCTCTGACGAGTCTTTCAAAGCTCGGACGAAGCTCGTCGTCCGTTTTTCCGGTAAGTAAAGAAGTCTGAAGAATTTGGCTTTCGACGGCAGCGATTTGAGCATCTGTAGCGCCTGTAACATTTTGTAATGTAGTTGCGAGCTTTGCTTGAGCCTGTTCATCTGCGATGGCAGATTCAACGCCTTGTTTAAGAAGTACGCCAGCATAAGCGAGAGCGGCAGCACTAGCGACGGCAAAAGCCGCGCCAGCCATCTTTCCGAACTTGCCCATCTTGTCGCCGAAGCCTTGAACTTCTTGCTCCGCGCCTTTGACTCCGCGCTTTAATTCATCGAAGTCCGCGTCAAAGGTAATCTTTACTTTTGGAATGCCAGCCATTAGTCAAGCCCCAATTTCTTCACGACGGTTTGCACCATCTCCGCGTATTCACGCGCCACGATTGGCACATAATAATCGACCGCCGGAGTGATCCAGTAGCCGCGTTTATTTGATGGAGCTTTGAATCTATCTGTGTATGCGCGACCTAGTGAGTCCACGCCTTTGTGAGATCCGAATTCTGTTCCCCAAAGTAGTGCGCCAGCTGGCGCGGCTTGCTGCCGAACCTTTGCGCCTTTGCCTGACTTTGATTGCTCGCCACCATACTTTCGACCAACCCTTTTGGATCCGCCAATATCAACACGAATCAATCGATCTCTTTTAGCATCGATGGTTTGTGCTACAAGCTTTGTCTGTGGAGCCGGAGCGGATTGGCTAAACATGAGAAGCTGTCCAGCTAATCTTTTTGATAGCGGAAGAGCACCGTCTCGGATTTCTTGTTGTGAGTCTTTGTCGAGCTTGTTGAGCAAGCCGATGAGATTGCGAAATTCAACAGGATCCACGGTAATGGCAAATGTGCCTCTACCTGCCTTTGTTGCCATTTCGCTTCTCCAATATCTCGATAGCCGTGTAAATCTGCTCCGCCGTCTCCCACTCTTTCATCGGAATCCCTGTTGCAAGTGCAAGTTCAACTAGGACGCGATTTAAGCTTCCGACGGCGTAGCTTTTGGGACATCAGCTTCTTCGGATCGAATATCGTCCACGGTGTCGCACCAAATTTCATAAGGCTTAATGGGCTGTCCGCCAAGCTCTCTCTTCTTTGCGTTATACGCTAGAAAGAGAAGATCATCTAGTCCGACATTTTCGCCGAGCTGTGTAACCTTCAAGCCTGTTTTTCTTTCCCACTTTACGAATTCCGGTGTCGAAGCCGTGAACGATTCCGATTCTCCTGAAAAATATGTAATTGTGATTCCTGTTTTCATGCTCCCGATTTCCTAACTCTTAGCTGAATGTCTCTGTAGGTGTTCCCACTACTTGAAAGGATAGCGAAACTGTCTGTGCGTCCGGTGCTGAACCGCCGACATTTGGAAATGTAGGCAAGATATTGCAAGCAAATACCGCGCCAGTCACAGCCGTGACGGAAGCTGCGAGAGTTGTATTTGGTGCGGATTCTGTAGCTGTCCAAAGTGATTCGCAAAGAGAGCTAGCGGCTCCCCAGTCTGCAAGCATTTCGACATTTAGCATCCAGCTGTCATCAATCGCTTTGTAGGCGCGACCGTCCAATGTCTGATATGTCTCGATGACATGGTCTGCTTCAAGTGAAACTGTTGTTGCTTGTGCGTCGTAACTAACGGTGGCGATCGTCAATACGAGATCGCGCCCTGTGATGACGGTCGTTGCCATTTTTGCTCCTAGTTTGTTTGGGTGTATTGAGTTGATATATCGATCTCGCAAGCAAGGATGTCTGATCCGCTAGCAAGGGTCATTGGGATTGGATTTGACACGGATCCCACCGTGTAGCCCTGCGGAATAACCGCAAGAATGCTCATGACAAGCTGCTCGATGTTATCGAGAGCTGCATTGTTGGAGTACATAGCGACTCCGACTGTGATGATGAGATTGATTTTGACACGCGTCGATGTGCCGATGAGATTTGGCTCAAGGTATAGCGTATTTGGCACGATGGCAGCAAATGGCACTTGTGGAGCTTCCGGTACGGCATCGTAAGGATTGATGGCAACGCTGGAAATGGCTGTCTTTAATGTGCCGCGTACATTGACCGCGATGGATGAAGCTGTCATGCCAGCATCGCATCCGTGTCGAGTGACTTGCCAAGAATGCCGATGACACGATTGAGAAGTGATCGACCCATTCTGTACGGAGTCGGCTGGAAATCTACGCCTTCAATTTGTCCGCCAGCTGCGTTGATTGACTGAAAGACTTCAACCGATACGACGATGATGGCTTCGTACACAGCCGGATTTGAAGCATAGATTGTCGCTGCGTCATAACCGGAAAGATAAGTCGTTCCATGTGGAATGACGGCATTTCTTGTGATGTCTGCATTTGTCTTTGCAAATGAAAATAGGTATTCCGATGAGATTGCTGTGACTGTCTTTGTGCCATCGAATACAGCGTCTCCAATGGAGACGACAACACTTGATCCCACGATGTAATTGTGTGGAGTGTTGGTGGTTAGGGTCGCCACATTGTTAGCCAATTGACGATCTGTAACAGCTGAAGAATATGAGACAAGAAGTGGCAAGATTACAAGCTCGCTTGTATCAATTACCTTTTGAAGATATGCGTCAGAATAAAGAGAAGAGCTCACTTGCAAGACAGCTCGTAGCTGCGTAGGAGTGACTAGCGACATGAGCTCTTCCCTTCGTCTGCTCGGTTAGCTCGGGAGCGAACTAACCGATGATTAATTGTGGCGGATTACGCCTTGTTATTCTTGAATGCGCCAGCTGCGATTTTGGTCGCGCAAGCTCCGAATGAATAAACGCCCACAGTTATGGATCCATCGGCTGTTGATTCAGCGCGTAGCTGATAGCTAGGGGACTCGTACCATGTGTAGGCATCTGGATTGACGACAAGGATTGTTCCATCGCCATCGCCAGCGTTTGTTGGATCGACATAAAGATTCAATCCTGCGACATTGCCAAGAAGCGATGTTGGCACTACTGCGCCGCCAGCGTTCATTGGATTTGTAGCTGTGTAGATTGGACGACCTGAGTCGTTCAAGCCCATGATGTTTGACCATTGTCCGGTTGATACAATCATGTTGCGAGCAAATGGATTTGCAAGACCAGCTGTTGCGCCATAGACGGAAGCTGCACCGCGAGCTGTAATTCCGAGAAGCTCGGCAGCTGTTGGATATGTGACAGTTGTTGTTGCATCTGCTGTTGCACCTGTAATCAGAATACCATTGACATAAGCATTCTGAGCCTTAGCCATGGCTGCAACCATATTTCTCAAGAGCTCGTCATAGAACAAAGGACTAGTCCTCGTCAAAAGCTCCACGCTGAATTGCTGTTGTCCGGCGAACTTTTTGACATCCACGCTTAAGAACGCAGAATTTTGGTCTGTATTTGAGAATGCTGCATCTTCAGCTGTAACGGCAACTGTTGGTGCTGCTGTAATCTTTGGAATTTCGAATGTCATACCTGCATCTGGCAAAGTGCCGCGAGAGATTGCATCGATTGATGGACGGATTGTTGTTGAAAGTCCGTTAATAACTTCAGCAAGCTGACGAGTTGGGACAAGACCAGCGTTGTCTGTTGTGTTGTCTGCTGCCATGATGTACTGACGCGCATCTTCAGATCCAAGTGCTGCTTGAACCTTGTTCTCAAGGTACTTAGCTGCTGTAACTTCGATGCGTGGCTTTGAGTAAGCGACAGACTTAACTGACGCTGTTACTGACTGTGCGGCTTCTACCGTCTCGACGGTTTCCGCGTTTGTGACGGTGTTTTCCACTTCGTCTCCTTCTGTTGTTGGTGTTTCTTCTGAATCCGGTGTGGGTTCAGAAACTTCTTCAGCTGTTGTCGCGGCGACTTCTGCGACACGGGCAGATCGTACGGCTGGCTCTGAGACAAGTGCGACGCCTGTAAGTTCTCCTGCTAGGACGCGCATTGTGCCGTCTTTCTCTTGCACATAATCATCCACAGCCAATTCAATAGAGAAGCCATCGCGAAGTCCGTCCATCGCTTCAACGAGTGCATCGGTTCCGGCTGTTGTGTTAGCAATTTTGAATGTGGCGTTAATGGCGCCTTCGCCATCGAGCGACATTTCCATCGTCTTTCCGATTCGGCGTGTGCGATCATGCTCAAGGTTAAGAAATACATTCTTTGGCTCGATGGATCCCTTTGCAAATACAACTTTGCCCGTTGATGCATTTGCTGGCTCTTCAAATGCCACGATGCGTCCGGTAATTGTGCGAGAGACAGAATCTGCCGCCGTGATTGTCATTGGTGTTGTTAGCTTCATCCGATCATGTCCTCTTCTTCTTGAATTTGCTCAATGCTCATCGCACCGATTCGGTTTAGGATTTCGTACACTTGCGCTCTTTCGTAAGGATTGCCGCGCAAGAAATCGTCTAGGTCGTAGCGGACATATTGTGATGCCGGAGTAAAATCCGTAAGTGAGAGCCTTTGTTCGATAATTGTGAGCACAGGACGAATTGAAAAATCGATAAGATCGCGTCTTTGATTGACAGCGTTCGAATATGTCATCGATGATGGATCAGCTGAAGCGAACCAAGCCGGAAGCCCGATTGCGCGACAGAGTTCGAGAGCAAGATAATTTCTTGCTTCATTCATCTGAAGATTCTTTGGATCGTATCCAATTGTGTCCATCTTGATGTCCGCATTGAGGAATGTGACAGCCTTTGAAGCTTTATTTTTGAAAGCATTGATAAGTGATGCAACACGATCCTTTGGAAGCTGTACGCCGTTGGATGACAAGACAATTTGTGGAATTGGATTCAAAGCGAAATCGTAAGCAGCTCTTTCAAGTGCGTGAGCTGCGCGAACTGTGCGACCAGCGCGATTGAGCAAGCCTTCTTGCATATTTCCAAAGACGACAAGATCTTCGGGAGCGATGTAGTAGCCGTCGATTCGATATGACTCAACTTCGGTTCCAAGTGAATTTGTTTCTACTGTAACGCGCTCCGGTGCAATTCTTTCCATTGCTTGAATTCTGCCCGTGTCTGCATAGCGCGAAAGGACGCGTGAATATGCTGCCGGACGGAAAAGCAAATCTTCCGCAATCCACGCCCAATACTCCGCGCCTGTGATTCGTGGATCCGGTTGGTGGATTACGCGTGGAGAATAGACAGTCTCATTTGTCTCTTTGACTTTTGTCTCAAGCGGTAACGATGCAACGGTCGAGCAAATGATTCCTCGAGCGCGAGCGATTGTTGGTACGCCCATCGCTTCGGATCGTGTTGCACTTTGTCCGACTGCAAAGAATGGAGCTCCAATTGAATCGATGGAGTTAATCGGCGCGAGAGAAGCATCGACCATAGCTTCAGCAATAGGCGTTGGAGCCGTAATAAAGAAATCTTTAAGAGCCATGCGCCAATTTTACGGATCTGATACTGCTAACCGATCATAATGTCAAGATCCGTCTGTGGGCGTGTCGCGTAATGTGTGACGAGCGCACAAGCCACGGTCGCACACACAGTCGATTGAGAAGCTCTGCGTCCAATAGTCCATCCGCCATCTCCGAATGGAAGCCTCGCAGCTGAAAGGATCTGTTTCGTCAATTCCGGCTGCTGTCCGTGTCGAAGTCTCTTTGATGAAATCGCTCCCAAAAGTTCGTCGCAACTTTGACCGTAAAGAGCCCCGTCTATGTCGGCGATTGGGATTCCGGCTGGCTGAAGTCTAGCGGCGATTGCTGAAGAAGTACGGCGCGAATACGCCAACACTTCGACCGGATATTCGGCAAAGTGATCCGCGATGTCATTTGCGATGGCTTTGTCATCAAGTGAAATCGGGTTGTGCCATGTACGGAGAAGCTTCACAAAGAATTCCTCATCGTTGATTCGCTGACCGATAACGAGAGCTGCGTCTCTACGATCCGGCGAGCAATCAAGCCCCATCCATACGGTGTTCTCGGTATCAATCTCAAATTCGTCCATTCCACATTCTGCCCACTCGCCAGCTGGAATTGCGCTGGAAATTGTTTGTACCCATCGACACAAAACTTCGGTTCGCACGACATCCGCCGGATCATTCATGACAGCTCTCAAATTGTCGATGTGTACCGTGTGACCAAGTGCCGGATTTGCCATCGCAGCTCCCGCCCAGAATTTTGGGGAATCGTCAATCTTGTCGTAATCACTCGACCATTCAAAATAACCGATGTCATCCGTTGAGCCGCCAGCTGCACCAATTCCGCGCTCTCGAATTTGGTTCAAGACAAGACTGTGCTGATCTCCCGCATTCGAATAGCTCCATAATTGCGGATTTTCCGCCGCCATCATTGTGTACCGCAAACTTGCCCATGTGGTTTCATCCTTGAGCTCTCGAGTCTCATCGATGTGAACCGTCGATGGCTTTGAGATACCGCGAGCAGCTGAAGCGCCAGCCTTTACCATATAGCGACCGCCACCGTGCTCGGGTAGCAATTCAATCTCTTCGGATCCATGAGCCCATCGGATTCGCTTTACTCGCCTTGCCAATTCGTCATTGGATTCAATTGTCTGCACAAGATCGCGAAAAGTCTCAAGAGAAGTCGTCAATCGATGAGCTGTGCCGATTTGAAGCTTGTCGCCCCATTCGTACAGACCCATAAGGATCCGAGTTTTCATGAATGTCGTCTTTCCCTGTTGCCTTGCGCAGACGAGCTGGACTAGGGGATGCTCCCAACGACCATCCGGCTTGTATCGATGCGATTCAATCGCAAGCCATTCTTGCCATGGCATCAAAGGTAAGCCGATGCTATTGCTAAAGTCGATGAGCTCTTGACCGCGTGTAGGCAGATGCGGACGCAAGCGTGAGTGGATTCTTGGAGTCGTAGAGCCATAAAGCTTCTCTGTGATGGGCTCCAAAACCTGTGTGAGCCGATTTGAGCCTATTGGAACCACATTGGTCATGTCTGTACCTTCTCGAGCCATCTCAATGCCTTTTTGATTCGTTTGGTGGTGAAAGAAAGCCTCGGTAGGACATGGCGTTCCT